CCGCTTCGAACTTCGGCGGCGACCATTCAACCGGCACGTCCGGCGATGGGATCTGGCCCGCCACCCATGCCGCTTCGGTGAACCAGCGCCAGACCGGGGCGCAGAACATCGGGATGAACAACTGCCATTGCACGGCGTCGATCTGGCGGCGAAACTCGACCAGTCCCGCCCGGATCGAGGAATAATTGACCTGGCTGAGATCGCCGGTCAGCAATTCATACGGCACGCGGAACCCGGCCGAGATGGTATGCAGACTGGCCCGCTTGTATTCGCCATAGCCACCGGTGGCCGAGGGCTGGTTGAACTTGATGTCCTTGCCGCCTCTGGCATAGGCGATCAGTCCAGGTTCAAACTGCTCCACACGGTTCCCGTCGGCGTCGATCACGGTGGGCGCAATGCCCTGTTGGGATTCGTCGTCGCCAAAGACGATGGCGGTCACGCAGGCCTCGGTCTTTTTGCGGACCAGTTCCGCCACTTCATAGTCGTCGAGATCACGTAGAGACCGGATCACCGGCGCGCCCCAGGGAACGCCACGCGCCTGCGTCCGCTGTTTTTCATAGACATGGGCGATCTCGGTCGCGGGGACCGGGCGGCTGTCCAGGCCGCCGCGCAACGCACCATGCGCGTCGCCGGGGTGTTCGGGATGCAGCCAATAGGCGCGACGTTTGCCGACCGGGTCGAACTCGATGCCCTGCACAATGCGGCCCGCGCCGACGTTGCTGGACTTGGTCGCGTCGAGGAAGTCTGCCTCCAGCACCTGCAATTGCAGCGGCACCGGCAGCCCATCGCTGGCCCGCCGAAGTCTGCGACGCACCAGCACTTCGCCTGCCTCGACCATCTCCCGGCAGATCAGGGTCTGAAGGCCGTAGAAATCCAGCTGGCCATCGGCATCGCAATCCGCCGTCCAGCGGGTGAACAGGGCATCGACCTTGCGGTCCAGCTTGTCATCACCGCTCGCGGCACGGGGCATGATGCCCGAACCTATGATGTTGTTCACCAGCACCGCCACCGCCTTGGCCGCATGCGGGTTGTTGCGGACCAGGTCTCGCATCCGGTCGCGCAACAGCGCCCCGGCCACACCAATCTCGGTGTCGGCCGAGGATCCCGGCGCGCGCCACCCGTCCGTGCGCCGCCCCTTGGACGCGCCGTCATAGCCGCGCGTCAGGGTCTCGAAGGCCTGCCGTGCCAAGACACGCCGGGCCGCCATGCGTGGGGCCACTGACGCGATGGCATGGTCCATCCAGTTCGCGGGCATCAGCGATCCCCGCGGGAAAAGCCCGCCAGCCCGGCAACAGGCAGCGGCCGCGCAGTCCCCGCGATGGCGCGTTCAATGGTCCGGATGCGGCCCAGCAGATCCTCGGCCGAGCCGTAGTCGACGGATTTCCCATCATAGCTGACCCGGGTCGTGCCGCTGGCATAGGCTTGGCGCAGGGCTGCGAGTTCGGTTTCCGTCCAGTCTGCCATGTCAAAACCATCCTCCGCGTCGGCCAAGCCAGTCCGACTGCCGTTTTCCCTGGGGTGCGGCTTGCGGCCGATTGACCCGCCCCGCGCCATCCCTTTCTGTCGGCGCAGCCCCGAGTTGATCCTCGAGGTCGCGCCATTTTTCGTCGGTCCAGCGATCCGCGCCCGCGATCCAGGCGGCGGCGCGGGCATAGACCCGGCAATCCAGCGCCTCGTTGCGTTCGCGCAGCTTCTGCCATTCCAGCCGGGCAAAGCCGCGCTTGGTGCGCACCGTCACCAGCTGTTCGGCCACGACCTGCTTCAGCCATTCGCTTTCCACCCACGTCGGCAGGTGGATCGTGCCGGGCGGGAAGGCCGCGCCCGCGGCGCGTTCCTCGGTCGTCGGCCGTTCCAGCCGGAGGAAGCGGTAGGTCTCGGCCTTGAACGTCGAGACCGCCACGGTCCAGAGCCGCGCGCCGCGCCGCAGCCGCTTCCCGCCCTCGGACGCATCGACGAAGGTCGGCCCTGAGACCGGGCTCGAGCGGTTGAACCCCTCGACACCCTTGACCGGCGACACCTGCGAGAAGCCTTGCGCCCGCGACCAGGAATAGACCGCCGGGGCCTCGTAGCCCGTGTCAATGGCGAGCCGCGCGATCCTGAGATGCGCGCCGCGCTCGTGTGGCCAGGACCTGTCCAGCAGCGCAGTCAGTTCCGACCACGCGTTTTGCCGATCCGGCCCACCCTCGATAACGACGTGATCGACTAGCCAGCTTTCCAGCCCGCGACCCCAAGCCCAGACATCGACCTCGATCCGGTCCTTCTGTACGTCGGCTCCGGCGGTCAGGAACATCCCGCCCGCAGGCACCGTGCCGGATGTCCAGCGCTCGCGCCGGTCGTAGAGCCGCTGCCAGTCCGGCGCTTCCCCGCTTTCGACCCAGGTCTCGCCAAGGATGGTGTTGCGGAACGCCTTGATCGCCTCGTCCGACCCTTGGGCCGCTTCCCATGACCGCACGATCCGCTCCCAACTCAGCCAGCCGATGGGCGAGTAAAGCGCCGAGAGGTGATAACCGACCGTGGTCGGGTCGGCGGCGACTGCGGTCGCCCGCCATTCACCGCCCTCCAGCATCGCTGTCTTGTGATGTTCGCCGATGGGCGCATCACACCCTTCGCAGTGATATTCCGCCGTTTCCGGCCGCCCCTTTTGCCAGCGCAGCCGGTCGAATTTCAGCCACTGCGCGTGGCTGCAATGCGGGCACGGCACGAAGAACCGGCGCTGGTCCGAGGCCTCGTAGTCCCGTTCGATCCGGCTCAGCCCCCGAATTGTGGGGGTCGAAACCAGGAACACCTTGCGCCGGTGCGCGAAGGTCAGCGACCGCGCTTCCGCCAGCGTGACCGGATCACCTTCTTCGTCGGCCGAGGCCGGATAGGCATCAACCTCGTCGAGGAAGATGTAGCGCGCCGGGGTCGACCGCAGCCCTACCGCCGAGTTTGCCCCTGTCATGATCAAGATTCCGCCCGCGAATTCCTTGGACAGCATGGTGTTGCCCGCGTCGCGGGATCGCGCTGGCTTCACCCGTTCCCGCAGATCCGGGCTCTCGTCGATCAGCGGGTCGATCCGCTGGCGCGAGTTGCGCTTGGCCAGTTCCACGGTCGGCTGGACCGCCAGCATCGGGCCCGGCGCCTGGTGGATGGCAAAGCCGATCCAGTTGTTGCCCGCCTCCGTCGCGCCGACCTGTGCGGCCTTCATGAACACGATGCGCTGCATCACATCGCCGGGCGACAGCCGGTCCATGATCTCGCGCATGTAAGGCGTGCGCGCCGTGCGATACCGCCCGGGTTCCGCAGAAGCCCGACCCGACAGCATTCGGTGCCGGTCCGCCCATTGCGACACTGTCAGGTCGGGATCGGGCGTCAGCCCCGCGCGCCAAGTGCGCAGAATCTCTGCCGCGCCGTCGAAATCGGTCAGGCCATCATTGTCACCGGAAGTCAGGCCGGACCTCGGCAAGCTCGTCGAGGTGGGCACGGACATGTTTTTCCAAGGCCTTCTGCATCGCGGCCGGTTCCACGCCCAGTTCCGCCGCCATCAATGCCGACGACCGCGCGGGCCAGTTCACCCAAGCGTCCCGCACCTCCCGCGCAAGACGGAACACCAGCGACAGCGCGCGCGCCCGCTCGATCAACTCCCCCTTCAGCTTTTGCAACCGGATCCGCCGCTCCTGCGCCTTCAGCACCTCATTGGCGGTTTTCGCCTGCAGGTAGGTCGTGCCACCGCCAACCGCTGGCACCGCCAGACCCTGCTCACGCAGCGTATCGCCGACAGCAGCAACTGCCGCCTCGGGCACCGGCTTCAACTTCGGCTCAGGTGGCTTCCTGGTCTTCGACGGATCGGTCGTTTCCGTCCGGCGTAAATCGCTGGCGGCCGCGTTGATGCTGCCATCGGCAAACAGCACCAGTCGTTCGGCAGTCTTCGCCTTCTGGATCGCGCCCCGCGACAGGCCGACATGCGCGGCGTACTGGCGCTCGCTCATGCCCTGCATTATCGACTCCGATTATCATTCAAAAACATATGCTTATCGAGTTGATAAGCGTCCCGGACAGAGCGAACGTGTCTCCACAAGAACGATGCAACTCACCACGGAGCCACCGAAATGACCCGCCGCGCGACCGACAACACGAAAGCCCTCGACGCCTTCATCGCCGCCAAGTTCGAGATCGACGCGATGCTGGCACGCCTCTCCGCCTTCAGCGCCGACCATTTCGAGACCAGCCCCGACGAGATCAACTGGGGCCACGTCGACACTCTCAACCACTACCGCGCCAAGCTGCGCGAGATCACCGACATTGCCTTCCACGAAGGCGAACACGCCGAGTGAGACGACCCGCTCCCGGTCCCGCCCGCCGATTGGCGGGCTCGGCCTCGTAGAAGGGCCCGCATTCCGCGCGCCCCGATACGGGAGACGACGATGACCCAGCTTTCCGACACCCAAGCCCTGATCCTGAGCGCCGCCGCCCAGCGGCCCGAGCATATCGCCCTGCCGCTGCCCGAGAGCCTGCGCGGCGGCGCCGCCGCCAAAGTGGTCGGCGCGATGCTCGCAAAGGGGTTCCTGCAGGAAGTCGACGCCGACCTGCGCAAGGGCGAGCCCGTCTGGCGCGAGACCGGCGACGGCCACGGCGTCACGCTGGTAGCCACCGACGCAGGCCTCGCCGCCATCGGGATCGAGTCCGAGGACGCGAACCCCGCGCCTGCGGGCGCGACGGACGCGCCGACAGAGGGGGCCGCGCCGGATGCCCCCGCCGGACCCGAAGCCGCGCCCAAAGCGCGCACGCCGCGCGAGGGCACCAAGCAGGCCACCCTGATCGCCATGCTGCGCGCGAAGGACGGCGCGACCATCGAGGAGATCATGGTCGCGACAGGCTGGCAGTCGCACACGGTGCGCGGCGCGATGGCCGGGGCGTTGAAAAAGAAGCTCGGACTCGAGGTGACCTCGGAGAAGGTCGAAGGACGCGGGCGGGTCTACCGGATCTCGTGAAAGACCGGGGCCTCAGACGGTCGGGTTAGGTCAGCTTCACCCGGCCGTCCTTGATCCTGTTGCGGGATGACTGTGCAAGGTTGATCGCACTCTTCACGATATCAAGCTTCGCAACTCGCGAGTGATAGCCGCGAAATGCTTCAGCCAAATCCACATCGGTGACTTCTGGCGATACTTGCTCGTCTAGCCCTGATGTAATCGGCACCTGATCGAGACTCATTCCACGCCCTTCAAGGAAGGTTGTGACGATGACTTCGAAGGTCATTGGCGGCCTGTGATCCATGTGCGCTTCGTCCCGCACAATCCTTTCTCGTGTCACGGCGCACGAGACTTTGCCGTCCTCACCACGATGATCGGAAAAGAACTTGTCACGGGCAGCATATAGATCGAACTGAATGACTCGACGAAAAGCCGCCGAAACCTCTTGCTTTCTGCTTGGCGGCCGTTGGGTGATGCAGTGCCTGTAGGAGAAGTCCGTTCCCGTGCCATCAATGCGGACGATCCTGAAGCAGTTCGTCCCGTGCTCTGTTGCCATAACTTCGAAATGATCGACGCCTTTGCCCACCTTCTGCGGGTACTCATCATGGCGCTCAAGCAATGCTGACAAGTCTAGAGCGTCATCATCGGAGACCCGGTCACCTGCTTTGTACCGATTCAACATTTCGCGGAAAAACTCTGTCGCCCTCGACTGGTTGTCGAAGCTGCGGGTCGCGATTTCAACAGGTTTACCTCGGGCCATGATCAACCTTTCTGCTTTGTGGCGACTAAGATAGTCGCTGCCACAAGCTGGCGTTAGCCCGAGTTATCGAGTGACGGAGGCTTTTTTGTACGAATCGCCTCGAACAACCGTCGCAAGGTGAAGGACCTGGCGATGCTCACCACCGTGAACACCGCGCCCATCTTCAGGTTCTGCGCCAGCGTCGTGTGCAGCCCGAAGATCGGGAAGATCAGGATCTGCGTCACGACCGCGACGCCGTAGCCGACGATCACGTTGGCGACGGACTCGACCAGCGACATGAGGCGGGATTGCTTCATGTCGCTGCCTCATCCATCGGCCAGCAATTCAGCCGCCAGAGTTCGCAGCGCATGCGCCGCAACCAAGGGGACCACGCCGTTGCCACAGAGGCGAAGCCGGTCCACCCGGTGGGCCAACCCATCAGTGCCTCGACGAACAGCGGGTTCAAGGTCCGGCGCGGCTCGCAGGTATCGCTCCCAGCCATCGGCGTCACCAGGACCTGGCGGCCAAGCAGGCCGTTCACCGGCGTGTTCGCGAGTGTCGTCGCCCCGTCCTTGTGATCCCGCGCCGTCGGCGTCATCCACAATCCCACCGCATGGGTCAGATCGGCCGTCTTGCGGTTGCCCGCGCTCGGCTTGCAGCCGTCGTTCGCCATCGGCGTCGGCCAGTCCCGCGCCATGCGGTCCAGACCCTTCTCGTCTCGTCGTTCGCCGCCCCGGCTGCGGAAACTGTCGGTCTGCGGCGTGGGCCACATCGCAGCCGTGGTCGCCAGGTTCATGCCGTGCTGGCCCGCTTTCTGCGACGGCGTCGGTATTGTCTGCCTGTTCTCGTTGGCGCTGGCCCTTGGCGTCGGCCAGAGCCGCAGCAGTTCCGTCCGGTTCCCGCCACTCGACCGGGTGCCAGAGCAGGCGCGCGGGGTCGGCCAGCTCGTCCCCTTCGCGGATGGCGAGGATGAAGAGCCGCTCGCGCTTGTGGGGCGCGCCGACTTCCGCCGCCGTGAAGAGGCCTGCCGCAAGGCGGTAGCCCATGCCGACCAGTCCTGCGGCGACTTCGGGGAAGCCGAGGCGGAGATGATGGGCGACATTCTCGAGGAAGACGAAGGGCGGTTCGACCTCGCCGATGATGCGGGCGACATGCGGCCAGAGGTGGCGCGGGTCGTCGGCGCCCCGGCGTTTGCCCGCGACGGAGAACGGCTGGCACGGATAGCCCGCAGTGACGATGTCCACCGCGCCGCGCCACGGGCGGCCGTCGAAAGTTGCAACATCGTCCCAGACAACAGCCTGATCCAGGGACGCGTCTTCCATCCGCGCCACGAGAGTGGCTGCGGCGAAGGTTTCCCGTTCGACATGGCCCACAGCACGATATCCGGGGATGGCGATGGTGAGCCCGAGGTCGATACCGCCCGCGCCGGAGCAGAGGGAGAGGCCGAACAGACATGCGTCTCCGGCTCCGGAAGCGTCTCCGGAGGAAGGTAGAGCCAGGTCATGCATGTCACGCGGCGGTCTGGCGCTTTCGCGCGGGTTCGGGTTCGGCGTCCGTGTCCGGCGTATCGGTGACGTCGCCCAGCCGCTCCGCCTTCACCTGCGCGAAGGTCCGGCCGTCGCCGTCGAGGATCGCGTCGCGGCCGGTCTCGGCCTGCCAGCGCTCCACGGCGACATCGATGTAGGCTGGGCTGATCTCCATCGCGAAGACGCGGCGGCCGTTGGCTTCGCCCGCCATGATCTGCGAGCCGGAGCCGGAGAATGGCTCGTAGCAAAGCCCGCCGCGCGCAACATGCTGGCGCATCGGGATGCCGAAGGCGTCGAGCGGTTTCGGGGTCGGGTGATCGGGCCGCTCGTCCTTCGTGAAGCTGGGCATCTCCCACGTCGAGGGCAGCGTCTGCTCGGCGACCTTCGGCGGACGGTTCGGACGGCGCCAGCCCATGAAGCAGGGCTCGTGCTTCCAGAGGTAGTGGGACCGGGTCAGAACCCCGCGGTCCTTCACCCAGATGATCTGCTGATGCACGAAGGCACCGGCCTTCTCCCAGCAGGCCTCGAGCATCGCCTGGCGGCGTGAGGCGTGCCAGCAGTACCAGGCGGCATCTTCGGCGATGGCCTCAGCCACGGCCGCCGCGATAAAGCCGTCGTAGAGTTCCGCTCCCTGCGAACTGTCGTCCCAGGTCGTACCGTAGGACGCGGACCAGTCCTTGTTGCGCGTGGGATGGTTCGAGCCGTCGTAATCGACGAGATACGGCGGGTCAGTCGCAAACAGGATCGCCCGCTCGCCATTCATCAGGCGGCGCACATCGTCGTGGCTTGTGCTGTCGCCGCAAAGCAGCCGGTGGTCGCCGAGGATCCACAGATCACCGGTGCGCGAGGCCGGGTTGCGCGGCGGCTCGGGGATGGTCACCGGCGGCAATGAGCCTCCGGCACCACCTTCTTCCCCGTCCCCCTCCGGTACGAAGGCCAGCAGCTTGTCCAACTCGCCATCGGAAAACCCGACCAACGACAGGTCGAAATCCTCGGCCAGCAGGTCGTTCAGTTCTGCCGACAGCAGCGCCTCGTCCCAGGTGCCGAGTTCGGTCAGCTTGTTGTCCGCGATCCGGTACGCCCGCCGCTGTGCCTCGGTCAGATGCCCGAGCACGATGACCGGGGCCTCGGTCAGCCCGAGCTGCGTCGCGGCGAGCACCCGGCCATGGCCCGCAATCAGCTCGCCGTCCTCGGCCACGAGGCAGGGCACGGTCCAACCGAACTCGGCCATGCTGGCGGCGATCTTCGCGACCTGGTCCGGCCCGTGCGCCTTCGCGTTCTTCGCGTAGGGCTGCAGGCGCGACAGCCGCCACGTCTCGATCGCGTCCGGGGCGAAGCTCAGCGTCATGGTGGGCAAGGTTCCTCGGTCGGGTGGATGCCAGTGGCTTCCGGACTCCGGATGCCGTGCTGGACTCCACACGGGGTCCAGCGGCCACCAGCGGTGCCCGGTCGGAAGGCCAGCGTTCATTGGTGTTTGCGCGGGGCGCGCGTGGCTGCGGCGTCCGGGTGGCTTCCCAAAAATCCGGCCCTGTCGCTGGCGATGTCCCGCGCTTCGCCCGCCAGCATACGAAGACGCCCAGGAAGGAACCAGAAACTGCCTCGGGGTGGACCCCGGCCGGACCCTCGCTGGATACCGGGGTCCAGAGGGCCCCCGTCAACGCAACGGGGAGAGCGAGCTTTCCAGCGCACTCTCCCCATCTTGCCTCCGGAATAGCACGATCATGTTGCAGATGTCGAAGGAAAAAGTGTTGCAACACATTGGAGTCGCTCACGCATTCAGGCGTGCGGCGATCTTGGTCAGCGCCAGCTGCCAGCGCCGCCATGCGGTCGTGCGGTCGCAACCGAACTCGCCGCTGATCTGCTTCCACGGCACGCGGGCGGCGCGCGACCAGACCAGCTTGCGCTCCGCCTCCTCGATCCAGAGCACCCAGTCGAAGGTCTGCTCGAGCCGGGTGATCGCGGCGGCCGAGGGCCAGACCCGCATCGGCTGAGGTTCCATCGCCGCGATCTCCCGGCTGGTCCGCACGATGTCAGGCCAGGTGTTGAAGTAGCCCTGCACCTTCACTGGCGGCAGCTTGCGGAGCGTGCGGAACGCCTCCTCGAAATGATCGGCGACGCAGTCGGCGGTCCATTCGCGATCAGCCATGGCGCGCCTCCCTGTCGGAGGGACGCGGGCCGTAGAGCTTCTCGCCGAGCTGGCGGACCAGTTCACGCTCGGGCCAGGTGAGGCGGTCGTCATCGGTGGAGACCGCGAGGACGCCCTGTTCCTGCCAGCCCTCGCGCTTGACCTGCTCGGGATCCCGGCGTCGGCCGCCGTAGCCGTGGGGATGCCATCTCATGCGACACCTCCCTTCGTCTCGATCGCCCAGAGCAGCAGCGCGATGGCGTCGGCCTCGTTGTCGTCGGCCGGGCTGAAGCTGCGGGCGCGGATGGCAGCGAGCATGGCGGCCTTGTCGGCGTTGCCCTTGCCTGAGGCGTGGCGCTTGATCGTGCCGACCGGGACGCCCTCGTAGGGAACGCCGCGCAGTTCGGCCCAGGCAGTCAGCGTGGCCATGAGCCCGCCGTAGATGTGGCTCGCATCGGTGCCCGCGTGGCGGCGCACCTCCTCGAACCAGATGGCGGCGACGGGCCCGGACAGCCGGTCGATCTCGGTCAGCCAGTTGGTGAAGCGCAGGTAGCGCATGCCGCCGCCGTCGAAGCGGCCGGGGCGCAGCGAGACGGTGCCGCTGGTGAGCAGGCCGTCATGGCCACAGATCGCCCAGCCGGTCGAGGTGCCGAGGTCGAGCGCGAGAATGCAGCGGTTGCGGGAGGTGTCGAACGGCAGCGATACAAACCTTGCGCCGTCGCAATTCGGGATCAGAGTCGGCTGAGCCATGATGGGTCTCCTTTGCCGGTGGCCTGTGGTGGTGGAAGACGACGGCGGTCTGGTGCTTGGCGGTACGGGGCCGCCGTCGTCGGATCGGGAAGCACAACAGACCGTCACGGCGGCGCGCGCGGCTGACCCGGACGTATGGGAGGAGTGGCCAACCCCGTGGGGTGGCCCTCCCATACGTAGTATGGGGGTTTGACACCTAACTGTTCCGAGGTGTTCAAGTAACGGAAATCATTGCGGAATAAGACTTCATGAAGTCTTCGGGCATGAGTCAGGGACCTGACTCTTATTTGCCCGTAACCCGTTGATTTCGTTGAGTGCACAGTTGGCGCTGTCATATGAGTCAGGCCTCACTCATATGAGTTAGGTCGTCCTCGAGCCCCTCCGGGTAGACCCAGACGGCGGGGTTTTCGACCTGCAGGCAGAGCCCGGATTGGGGGCATTTGAAGTGGCTGGGCAGGACCGGACGTGCGCTTGTGGTGACCTCGCCGGTGTCCGGATCGACCTCCTCTACGGGCGCGCCGAACTGCATGCCCTCGACGCAGAGATAGCCGAACCGGGACCGGGTGACGGGAAAGCCGAACCCCAAGGGGTCGCGCAGGAACTTCACGAAGCCCTTGGTCGCCAGCACGCTGAGCCGCTCGCGGATGGTGTGCTTGCTGCCCAGACCGCCCCGGTTCTCGAAGGTCTCGGCGAACTGCATGGCGGTGTAGAGGCGCTCGCTGGCCGCCTCGTCCAGCAGCATGCCGAGGATGACATCGTGCTTGCGCAGCCGTTCGGCGTCGAGTTTCGCGCCGACCTCCTTGCGCACGAGGCGCTCGTTCATGGGGTTCAGCTCGACCCATGCCCCCTTCACCTTGTCGATGAGCTTGCCCGGCAGCGCGGGGCCGTTCCGCAGTTCGATCTCCAGCCGGCGGACGCTGCTGTCCTCGTCGGGCCGGTGCATGAGCAGCCCCGAGGTGTAGAAGCCGCGCAGCGCGCTTGCGCCGGAGAGCGCGAGGAAGGGATCGTCCTTGACCTGGTGCTTGCTGGCCTTGCGGGTGTGGTGGGCGAGGATGACGCCCGCGTCCGGATTGACCGCTTCGCGGAGAAGCTCCACCCGGTCCTTCAGGAAGAACATCATGGCGGTGTTGTCGTTTTCACCGCCCCCCTCAGGGCCGCCATCGAAGAGGTTGCGGATCGGGTCGATGACAATGATGTCGGGCGGCGCGTCGGGGAATGCGGCCCGGATCGCCTCGGCGACGCGGGCGACGCCCTCCGCGTCGAGCAGCAGCTTCAGCTTCGGTGTGGCGATGAAGGTGTCGCGCGCAGCGGCGATCACGGTGGCGGGCAGCGTGATCTGGTGCATGCGCTCGCGCAGGTAGTGATACTGGATCTCGGCCTGTAGGTAGAACACCCGCAGCGGCCGGGGAGGCGTGAAGCCGAGGAACGGCACGCCAGCGGCCATGTGCACAAGCCAGGAGATCAGGAAGTCGCTCTTGCCGACCTTGGGTGCGCCGCCCAGCACCAGGAGCCCGCCCGGCGTCAGCACGCGCGGCCCGATGATGTCCTCGGGCATGGGGCTCGTGTCGTCCAGCAGCGCGCCGAGACTGAAGGTCGGCAGCGGGCTCGCCGGGGCATTGGCAGGTGCTGCGCGCAGGAGCGGCGGGCCGTTGCGCTTCACATGCAGCGCCCAGAGCCGTTCGGACTCGGCCTGCAGCCGATCGAGCGGCCATGACGGGCGGAGCATGGCGGCGTTGTAGCCGCAGATCGCCTCCCAGCCTGCGAAGGGATCGAGGCGGCCCTCGTGCACGAGGCGAACGTAATGGCCGATGGCGGCGCTGGCGCCCTGGAACCGGGACCACTCATCGACCGCGCCCTCGCGCACCGGCGTCGTGAGCACTGCGTCGATGCCGGGCTTTGCGTTCGGCGCGGGAACATCGCTGGCGAAGCCCACGCCAGGCAGCGGCGGCATCTCGGCGACCTTTTCGGCGAAATCCGCAAGATCCACCTCGACCGCGCGATGTTCGCGAATCTGCACGAGGCGTTGATGGCCGTGCTTGTGATAGACGGTCCCTGGCACCCGGATCGGCTGATGCGCTGAGCGGAAATGCGTGTCGCCGCCGACCTTCACGGCAATGTCGCCGCGCAGGCGGCAGAGGGTGGCCAGCTCCCCGCCCTCGGCGGGCTCGGTCAGTTTCCACCAGACATGGAGCTTCGCGGCGCCCTCGGGCGTGCGCCCGCCGCTTTCGACGACCAGCGTGGGCGCGCCGAGGTGGCGGGTGACATGGTCCAGCTTGGCAGGGATATCGCCCGCGTCGAGATCGACGACGATGGCCTGCATCTGCAGCACGTCGGCGGCGCGGGCCTGACCCTGCTCGGCGACAGTGCCGGGGATGACGTAGACGGCCGCGCCCTCGCGGTTCGCCCACGCGGCGAAGGTCGCGAGCTTTTCGGTCGCGGTGTCGTCGGCCGGGATCCAGATGTTGTGCGGCTTGCCGTCCCGGCCCTGACCCTTGTCGACGAAGCCGCGGAGCGGGATCAACCCCTCGCACCAGCTGAACACGGTATCGAGGAAGACAGCGATCTGCCCGGGGTCGGGGTCGTAGCCGAAAGGGTTCTGGGACGGCGGCCCGTCGTTGAAGTCCATCCACGGGTTGAAGTGCAGGATGCCGTTGTCGCTCATGCCGGCAGCCTCCAGCAGCGCTCGGACCACGGGCAGAAACGGCACTCGAAGAAATCGGGCGAGGTCGCGATGCGCGGAAGCAACTCGCCC